CAATGGATTGTAATACTCTTACCCGTGATTTACTTGGTGATGCAAATATTATATTATGAAGTCTCTTTATCGATATTCCAGTAGAAAATGTACCATAGGATGCCACCACTATGCAGGAATCGTTCTGTTCAAGTATCTGTCTAACTTTTTCGCGATCTTCGGCATCTGTTCCACCATGGACAAAAAATACTTTTCTTCCATCCTTCTTGTTCGCAAGATCATAAAGTACTTTTCCATGCTTCTCCACATACTGAAATAGAATCAATGTATTTCCCTTGAGGGTATTTGCCAGATCAGTTATAAATCTATTTCTTTTTTCGTTGTGAACAAGCCACAACATCTCGTCACTATAGTTATGCTTTGTCATCGTGCGTCTATCTTCCTCGGAATACTGAAGGAGAATGGCATCGATCTTGAGACTTGACAGAATGTTCTTATCAATTAGTTTCTTGGTGGATGTGACATGATAGGAAGGTCCAAACAAGCCCTCTATGATCAACTTGTGGCATTGAAGTCCATCAAGTGTTCCAGTAGTTCCTATCCTGTGATTGCAATTAGTCAGTTTTTCCATTATGCCACTCAGAGACTTTGCCTTGTACATGTGACACTCATCACCGAATGCAGCAGAAAACTGATCAAACCATGACTTTGGTTGCTTGAACACAGACTGCCATGTTGTTATCACTATGCGTTTGTTGGTGTCCTTGTCCTGACCTGCATAGATTGCATGACAGTTCTTTGATGCTTTCCAATCCGTTCCCTTTGAATACAACTCAAAGTCGCTCACCATCTGAGTTACTAGACCTATTGTTGGTACAATAACAAGGATCTTTCCATCGGTATTTTCAAGTAGATGTCTCATCAGCATGTAGATGATCATGGACTTTCCGCTTCCTGTCGGAGAAACAAGTAGAATCCTGGAAGCCTCCGATGCCTTGATGATTGCTTCTCGTTGATGATCGTGTAGAGAAGCAATTCCTGATGCCTTACCTACGCAGCGGTTGAATAGATCATCGATCTTCTCTTCAGTCAACGGTAATTTAGTTGTTGCGGTGAGTTTATTCTCCACATGGTAGCCACGATCTGCCGCAAACTTGGTCACATAGTTCTTCAGACCTCGGTAGATAGTTGCCTTACCTATATTGTAGAGTTTGATGTCTCCGCTCCATCGTGTTTTTCGAAAGCGAGACATGTACTTGTGATTTGGAACCTTGAAGGAGAAGCAATCGCTCAACTCCTTTGCCGTTCCTCGTTCACATCTAACGCGAATGAATACCGAATCTACATCTTCAAGAACCAATGTATCCATGTAGATATTTATGGTTCTATGTCTTCTCCATTGAACCTAATCTTGAATTCTCCGTTATTCAGAACCTTGCCGTCATAGAGCAGGACTTCAACTCCTGCTTCCTCAAGAATTTTTATTCCTATGTCACACTTGGGTTTCCATCTTGGTGGGAGAATATCCCATATCGTCTTATGACCGACTACACAACGAATTCCAGACATTATGATTGCCCTTGCACAATCTGGACAAGCAATAAATGGGCAATATAGATGGGTATTTAGAGTAGTAAGTCCTTTGTTGGTACAACGATATATCACAGCCCTTTCGGCATGTTCGATATAGTCATACTTGAGGCTTGGTTCATTCTCTCGAATGGATGGATAGCGATTAGCATCAGCCGCTATTATTCCAGATGACGGAAATACTATCAATGCACCATTTTGAGTATTTACATCTTCACTCCGAGCCTGTGCATGGATATATGCCTGTCTCAGATAAACCCGATGTATGCCCTCTGTTACGATCTTCATGACCCACTCATGAATTTTTTCCACTCTATTGCAGACTTTATGTCCCATCCACGCCTTCCAAGACCTTGAAGGACGGACTCAAGATACTTTACCTTTTCTCGTTGATAATGAATCCTGGCCTCAAGGAGCAGCAGATCCTTGTCAGACTCAAGGTATACATCGATATCGGTTCGTAGTATCTTGAGACCAAACGGTTGCCACTTCTTCTCATCAAGTGTTTCTTGGTCCAGTTTGCCAAGATAGTATTCCCACTTGAGTTTACGGAGTTCTTTCTGTTGTATTGAGTATTTGTGCAACAATAAGGACTCATCGTGCAGTAGATTGAGATACTTGCCGTGTAGTTGCGGAGTCTTGATGGATTCGAGATCTAGATTGAGATCATCGATCACCATATCTCGTTCAACCATTTTCTTGAGAGTTTCCATATCCATAATAGAAATATACCACAGATATCAATCAAGTCAAGTTACCTTCTCCATATCAAATGAATCATAAACAAATGATGCATTGATGGTGACTGGTTCGGTGTCCGTGAGTGCAGAATTCAATTCAAATCCTGCCAACGATATTGGAAATACCTTATTGAATGTAAACCTCATGTGAGGTCTTTTTGCACTATTCAAGCAATGAATGGTGGCATCCGAAAAATAATTTGCTTCATTCTCAATGATATCGGTGAAATCTTCAAATGGAGTTGTTCCACGCATCCACTTGTATATTTCATTCCAATTTGAAAATTCCTCATCCAAAATAAATGTCAGATTGAGTTGACCAAGTGAAACCGAAGATCCAGGAACATGTATAGGCAATATTCCTGTTGATATATTGACTTCACCAACTGTTACTTCCGGTATATTGACAGCCGTACACCAAAATGATATATTTGGAATTCTCTGAAATGTCAGTTTGAAATTGGTATTCAACATCGCATTGGTGGTTTCGTTTTCACGAACCAATGGATTGTAATCCAATCCTTCTTTATTGATCATGGATGTATCATATCTGCTCATATGAATATGTATTCCCTAAAAAGAAATCGGGGGGATTTCTCCCCCCGACTCCTGATTATTCTGAATTCAACTATCAGACGCCAAGCACTGCATTCACGCCGTGGAGGTTATCCACACGGAATAAGCGATAGTACATGTTTTTGCGATAGTTGCTTGCCACTGCAACATTGGTCGTGTTGACGAATGGATTGACTGCCATACCGTAACGGGTCTTGAAGCCGATCTTGGGCTGGAAAGTCAAGTCATTGATTGCACGAACCATCTGTAGTGGGATGTAGGGGCAGTAGAAGAGACCTGCATCATATGGGGAGGTTCCCTTGTATCCAACGCAGACGAAGTCGCGAGCACTGGTGTTGATACCAACAGACGAGTATGGATCAACATAGACCTTGATCTTGCCATTGAGAACACCGACGAAGGTGTTGCCAGTGTCATCCACATCAAGGTTGACATTGAGTGCTGGGCTGATGTTGAGGAAGCCACCCATTGCGAGGGCCGAAGCAACATCTGCCGAGCAGATGATGAAGTTGCCCTTTCCACGGCGGGTATCCTTGGCGATCACATTGGCTTCACGCTCAATCTGGAACATGAGACCACGGAACTTCTCAGCCGACCAACGACCATCGGAGTCGCGGATGAGATCATAGACACCACCTGCTTGAAGACCAGTGGAGGCGGATGATGTGCCAGTTATAAAATTATATGTAATTCCAGAAGTCTTATAGTAGAGATCAGTGTGCTGGGCACCAAGTTTAGCAGTAGTATAGATCGAACGAACGACTTCGCGGTTGATTTCAGCAAGGATTTCGGTGCTGAGAATGTTGGCAAGTTCGGTCTCTGCATCCAAGCCGTGAATGGCCTTGAGATCCTGAGCAAGTTCGATGGTGTACTCTGCCTTGAGAGCACGGGTCTTTGCAGTAACAGCAGCACGATCAATGGTGAATGCCATTGTGTTGAAATCACTTGCAGAGGCATCTCCGAGATTTTCTGCAATAATACGATCCATTCCATAGCCAGGTTCCCAACCTTGAGTTGCTGAAACTGTGGTTGCGTCAACGAGACCCCAGAGAGGATCACCAACATATCCAGATTCAGAGGTATTTCCAAGGCCAGTAGTTGCACCGGTAACACCAGCAAAGCGAGTGTATGCTTCGTTGAACAGTGCTTCTGCACCGCCAGCGCGACCATTGTACTGTGACTTCATCGCAAAGATGAGTCCAGTTGGCGAGGTCATTGGCTGAACCGATGCAACATCGTATGCCATTAGATTTGGCATTGAACGACGAACAAGCGAGATGAGGATAGGATCATATCCTGCAAGACCACTTGATGCGGTACTATTGTATGTTAGATTTACATCTGCTCCAACATTGTTTGCGGGAGCAGCCTCGCGGAGAGCCTGTTCCTGATTCTCAAGAAGGATTGCCGTGACTGCACGGCGATAGTTGTCCTTGATCGGAGAGAGGCTGTCATGCTCCATGACTGGCTTCCACTTTCGCTCAAGTTGTTCTACTAGTGTGAATGTTCCCATTTCTTTTTACTCCTGTTAATTTGAACAGTTTATCTGTTCTTAAGACCTTTGCGTGAAAGAGCAGAAATATAGTTCTGCATGATTGGATTGGTTGATGCTGGTTCCTCGGCTGATTCCTGCTCGTCTTCACCAGACTCAAGAATCACCTCTTCCGATAGTTCGGTTGACACAGGAGCAGCCTTGCGAACTCGCCTGTTGTTGCCGAAATATGATTCCTTCAATACAGAGAGTTTTTGCTCGAACATTTGCTCCGAGTCAAATTCAATTCCCTCCGCAAGAGTGCGAAGTTTTTCAATCTGAGTGTCTGCTAGACCATTGCAATATGACTCAAAGATATCATTGCAGCGAAGAGCAAGAATCTGCTTTCGTAGTTCCATGTTCTCCGTGACCTTTTCATTGATTTCATTCTTGAGTTCATCTACAGTAATATCCATCTCATCGATGAGATCTACCTTATCTTCGGGAACTTGTATGTAGTTCTGCTCGAATATATCGCGAATTCCTCTAAGGAAATTGTCTGCAATCTCGCTTCTTATGCCACTCTCGACAGCAATGCGATTTTCCTTCATCCATTCCTCTGCGATGTAGGAAATATAATCATTAACGCGATTTGCAAGTTCGTCAAGAATCATTGAGGTATTTTCCTCAATGGTCTTTTCATATGATTCCTCAAGTTTCGCAACTATGGCATCATATCTCTCATTGACGGCGGCTTCAAATACTGCCACAGCCTTGTTCTTGAAATCTTCCGAAAGTTCCTCTCCATCGAACATGGCGGTCATGTGCTCGCTCATGGTGAAGTCGGTCTTATCTGGAATCTTTGCTTTACCCTTGAAAGGAAGTTTTGATGAAATGGATGCCTTGTTCTGTGCAGACTTATCCTCGGCGTCTGAGGATTTCTTGGCCTTTATCTTGCCACCCTCAAGATCCTGTGAATAGGTTTCTGCATCAACGACAACCTCATATTCCTCACTGAGGTCTTCATTCTCTTCTTCATCATCGATGAACTCCTCATCTTCCTCTTCTTCGGAGATGGTATCATCATCGTCTTCTAGGGTTTCCTCATCCTCATCAACGAATTCCTCATCATCATCGATTTCTTCTTCGCTGATGGTATCTTCATCTTCAAGGATTTCTTCTTCTTCGAAAAACTCTTCTGGCTGTGGCATTAGAATCTCCTTTATCTTTCCATATGTATAAAAGTTAAAGTTTAGAAATGAAATCCTTGAAGACTTTCAACTTTGCTTCTTCTAGATTTCTAGAACTACTATTTCTGATTGTATTTTTATAGGAGGCTATCTGCCTCTCGGATAGAACACCATTGTTCCATATCCATTCCTTACCTTCCATTATTCCGTTGACGAAGGCATTTGGGGCTGAAGGATCGGCAACTATGTCAACTGTGGCAAGATTGAAATCATCCTGAACTTCATTGATTCCATTGACTTGTTTCAATGAACCCATACCCCTGGATGACACTCCAAGACGAACTCCTTCGTCTATTAGATTCTGAACTATCTTTCCATACGGAGTGTCAAGAACCTTTGCCTTACCATAGACAGTGGTTCCATCCATCTTCAGTTCCTTGATTATATGGGAAGTCCTATCCAGATTGATTCCTGGACCTTCTGGATGACCAAGTTCTCCAAGTGAACGACTAGTTTTGATATACTTGTCATTGTAACGCTCAACTTCTCGCTCCATGATTGGCTTACGATATATTCTTCCGTTGTTATTGACGCGCTCGGACTCCATGAAGATGCCACGAATGAAGTAGTTCTTCCTACCACCACCGGCATCCTCAGATAGGGTCTGAATGTTGTCTTCCGTATGTTCGGTGATCAGTAGCATCTTCGGCTCCTTTTAGCGGTACTTGCCCTTGTTCTTGGTTTTTGCTGCCTGTGCTGGAGTCAGGTTTCCGGCCTTTACTGCTGCATTGATTCGGGAACCAAGAACTTCATCCTTTGGCGATTCGATCTGACCATCCTTGTCATAGTCCTTGGAAACCTTTTTCTTTGGTAGGGTTCCACCGCTATAACGATTGGCAGACATGTAACCTTCATTCATTTCTTCACAGTCATCACAGCCAAATAGATTTGCTGCCACTTCCTTTCGGGCCATTTCCAACTGATCGGCAACAGCAGAAAATACAAGATTGCTCGTCAATTCCTTTGCGGTTACAAAATCCTCGTCC